ATTTACATTAATAGACGCTATGCCTTCTAATTATAGAGAAAAAGGATTGAAAGATGAATAGGTATAAATTAGAATTCACAAAAGAAAGAGATGAAAAAATTCAATCTGAAGTGTGTAGTAGGTATGGTTTAGAGTGGAGTATGATATTATCAAGAAGTAGAGTTAGAGAAGTTGTAGACGCTAGAAGGCTTTATTCAGGAATATTAAGAAATGTTTTTAGATTAACATTTCAAGAGATAGGAAATATTCTTAATAAAAATCACGCAACAATACTCCATAATATAAATCAACACGACACATTTGTAAAAATTTTAAAGTCTTATAAAAAGAACTATGAAGAAATAGAAAGAGCCTTAATGTTAGATGATAATTATTACATACACGAAGTTAAAGAGGTTGAGAGAAAAATGGACGATTTATCTAAAAGGCTAGAAGAATTAATAGAAAGAAAAAACAATTATAAATTAAAAATTCAAAACAATGGCAGAGAAAAATTATGTAGCAAGTAGTATTAAAAAGGTAACTACTCAGTATGGAGATTTGTTTAATGCAAATTTCAAAATGGAAGATTTACAAAAGATGTCTAAAAGAGGTTGGGTAAGCATTACAATAGCAGAAAGAAGAGAGCCTTCTGAAAAGGGTGCTACTCATTATGCTTATGAGAATACTTATGAACCACCAAAGAAAGATATAGAAGAGGTAAAGACTAACTCATCTAGTGATGACGATTTGCCGTTTTAAATAGCATAGGTTGGGGGGTTAGTAATTTAATAAATAACTCAGCGGTTATACTTTGTGATAATTACAATTCCCCCCTTCCTTTTTTAAATTATTTTAAAAAAAGATACAAATAATTTTGTCAATTCAAATAATTGTCGTATCTTTGTACAGATTTAAGACTAAACTAAAACTAACTAAACATTAAACGATTATGGAAAACAACTTAAGAAAAGATTTATTGATAGACACATTGTCTATTCAAACAACAAGTGGGAATGAATATGCTATGATTTCCTACATTAAAGACTTTTGCCTTGCAAATGTACCTGAAGCAAAGGTAGAGATTAAAGAAAATAATATATACATTACAAAAGGAGATAGCGATATATACCCTTGTATTGTTTCTCATACAGATACAGTACACGATATACACAATGAATTTAGAGTATTTGATGACGAAGGCTGTATATTTGCCTTTAACAAAGAAACGGGAACTCAAGTTGGAGTAGGGGGAGACGATAAGGTAGGAGTATGAATAGCGTTATATATGCTACTTACTAGAAATGTTATTAAGTGTGCGTTTTTTCATTCAGAAGAAATGGGTTGTGTTGGTAGTAGTCAGGCTGATATGGATTGGTTTAAAGATGTAGGTTATTGTTTTCAAGCAGACAGAAAAGGTAATTCTGATTTTGTAAACTCTATATCGGGAAAGCTTTTCAGTAAAGCATTTAGCAAAAAGATAAATTCAATAATTACACATCACGGATATAAAGAAAGTTCAGGCGGTATTACTGATGTAGGTCAGTTAGCAGAGAATGGTATAGGAGTATGTGTTGCAAATATGAGTTGTGGTTATTATGCGCCTCATTCAGATGATGAGGTAGTTATCTTTGATGACGCTAATAATTGCTTAACAATGGTAGATAGGCTTATAGATGAATTAGGTTGCAATAAATACCAATATCAATATACATCAGCATTTATTAATAAAACAGATAACTATGGAAATTATAACTTTAACTATTCATCAGGAAGTAAGTGGGGGGATTTTAGTGGGGCTAGTAGAGATTTTTGGTATGGAGACTACGGAACTGCTAATAAAGAAGTAAAAATAAACGAGGAAACAGGAGAGCTTGAGTGTTATTATTGTGGTTGTTCTGAGTTATTCGAAAGTGATATAGGAGATGAGTATGCTTTTTGTCCTGACTGCATTAGCGATATATATGTAGGAGAAGAAGAAGCTGAGGTAGACCCTAATCAAGTTGAGATAGATTATAATGAGTACGAGGATGTTGAAGAAAATTATGATGGCTCAATGGAGCATAAAAGCATAGTGAACAGATACTTAACAGACTATTGGTCTAAAAAAAAGAAATAGATATGGAAGAGAATAATAAAATTAAGATGTCAGATATGTTAAAAATATATCCAATGCAACTTGAATGGTATAATTATTTTGTAGACTACATACTTGAGGCAGATTATAATAAGTACAATGAAGCGTGTGAATATGCTGACAATAAACAAAAAGAAAATAAATAGATATGGCAAAGAGATTTACAGATACAGAGAAATGGAAAAAAGGATTTGTTAGAAGTCTACCACCTGCATATAAGTTGTTATGGTTATATATGCTAGACGATTGCGATAACGCAGGAGTATGGCAGGTTGAGGTTGAGTTGGCTTCAATAAGAATAGGAGCTAAACTAAACGAGAAAGAAGCATTGAAACTGTTTGGAAATAATGTTATAAGTTTTGATGATGGAAGTAAATGGTTTATAAAAGAATTTGTTAAGTTTCAACAGGGTGTAAGCCATATAGCAGAACTTAATAGTAATTCAAACCCTCACAAAAGCATTTTAAGGATAGTAGAGCAATACAAATTACTTGAATTAGAAGATAACCCTATTGAAATCATAGAAGAGATTAAACAGGCTAAAAAGAGCAAAAGATTTAAGAAGCCAACCTTAGATGAATTAGAGCATTATTGTATAGAAAGGCAGAATAAGGTGGATATACAAAAGTTCTTTAACTTTTACGAGAGCAATGGTTGGAAGGTAGGTAAAAATCCAATGAAGGATTGGAGAGCAAGCGTTAGAACTTGGGAGAGCAATTCTTTTGACGACAAGAAGCAGAGCAAAACACAAACACAACTAACCTCTTGGCAAAAAGCAAGAGATATTATTAATAAAACAACTTAAGCAATGAATGAAGAGCAACAAAAAATCAGTAAAATATCTGATAAATTTTCAGATACATTTTACGAAACTATTTTAGACTATATTGATATATATTTTGAAAACGATTTAAGTGAAATAGAAAAAGATAGAGTGTATAATTTGATTATACTAGATGTAAAGAAAAATTACTTTGATAGAATATAAACTAATAAAATAAAAAAAAATGGCAGAATTAATTAAATCAAGTGGCAGAAAAACAAATGTAACCCCTAAAAATGATACGGACTTTACATTAGAAGAATTGCAAAAATATGTTGGTGGCAACATACAGATAGTAAAAACTAATGACGATAGACTTATGGTTATAAATGAGGAGGGTAAGATTTTTAACCTAGACCAAAATAGAAGAGCGACAAGGCTTTATGAGTATGGAAGTTGTGATAGTATAATGGGAGATGTATTGGTTATAGATAAAAATCAAATACTGTAATTATGGACGCAAAACTATTACATATAAAGCTAGAAGATATGCAGGAATTAACTCTAAAATGTGTTGATTTGATAAGCAAAACTTTTGTAGAGTTAGGTCAAGCTAAAAGCGAGCAAGAGATAGTTATACTATCTCGCTCACTAGCTGATGACCTTCAAAGAGACTTTGGAACGCTTACATTTGTAGATATAGAAAATGCTTTTAGGGAAGGGGTAAGGAATACCGACTTATTTGCACTTAATGTTAAAACATATTATAGATGGATAAAGGCTCACAGGCAACTTATTTGGGACAACGAAAGTAAAGAGCCTAATCAGGTTGATAAGAGGTTAAATTACAGGAGTAGAAAAGGTACAGGTATGAAATCAATAGGAGACTTAAGGGGCAAAGTTCCAACCAATAAACAAATGGAGCATTTAGGATATACAAAACCAAAACAATAGATATGGATAAAATAGATTTTATGAAGATGTTTCTTGCTATGGGCGAGATGACACAACAAACTCAACAAGAGAAGGTGGCATATAAAGAAAGAATAGTATTTGCTACTGAAGGTATGATTAAGCCTGAAGATTGGGATAGCTTAACTGTTGATGAGAGAGAGGTTAGGTTAGATTTATTAACAAAACAAATTTAATAAGTTATGGAATACACGAGTTTATTTGAGCCTATGATTATTATTTTTATACCTTTGCTCGCAGGAATGCTTATTGGCTTCTTAGCCTCTACTTATACAGGAGGTAAGGAGCTTAAAGCAACACAACAAGAGTTAGATAAGTTCAGGGAGTTGTACTTTAATTTATACAATTAATTATGAGTTATTTATCACACATAAAAAGAGCGACAATTTGCGAAAGTTGTAGGTGGATTGTTAAGTTCAATAAAGATGAAACTGTTAGAGAGGTTAAACTAGTTTACGAGCCTTCTGAGTATAGTAAAGCGAACGCTAAAAGGTATGGCTATAAGGCTAGGAAGTTACATAGTAGAGAAGAGTTAATTAAAGTATTAGAAAATGATAGAGAAAAAAGATAGCAGAATACCACATTATTACATAGGTAGCAATGGTTATGAAGCGAGAAAGGTTGTTGAAGGATTTGATTTATCCTACAATATAGGTACTGCCGTTACTTACTTATTAAGAGCAGAAAAGAAGCACGCAAAACCTGTTAATTGCATAAAAAAAGCAATAGCACATTTAGAATTTGAGTTAGAAAAAATACAATGCAAGAAATAATGGGTGGATTTATGTCTTTTTTAATGTTGATATTTCTTTTTTATCCTATTAGAGTTTTCTTTAAAAGAGAAAATAATAAGATAGAAGAGAATATGAGAAATTACGATAAAAAAAATGGGTAAGCCAATTTATAGAGTTATTATAAGCTTTGGCTTTAAAAAAAAAGGTAGTGTTCGTAGCTATATTTCAAATAGTATTGATACATTTGTATTGACAAATATAGAAGAAGAGATAAAAAAAGATAGTTCTATATTAAAAAAGATAGCTAGGAAGATTAAAAGAAATATATCTGATATAGATATAAAGTTTAATAAAATACATATTGAAGGTCAATATGGAGAAACAAGTTATAAATAAAAATTATTATGGAGATTATATTATTTGTTGGAACTGCATTATACTGCATATACCTTAACATAAGGTTAAAAGATATACAGGATTGTGTTGATGATTGCAACTTAGAAAGAACTGAGTTAGAGATAAAAGTTTACAATAAAATTATGGAAATTAGACGAGATTTAAAAGATGAAAAATCAAGAAGAAAACCTGCAAAAAAGCGTGGTAGAGTATCTGAAGCTAAAGTATCCAAAAGCAAGATATTGCGCAAGTTTAGGGGGCATAAGAACGACCTTCAGGCAGGCGGTAAAGGCTAAGGCGACAGGATATGTAAAAGGATTTCCT